AAACAACACAACAATACATCACAAAGTTTTATGTTTAATGTTCAATCCAACTTCAGTTCCAGATACACAAATGGAATTGATGAACTCCTTCAAGAAGCTGCACGACGAGCAGTGGAAGAAGGAGCAGGAAAAGATCGACTATATCAAAGAATGTTGCCTAAAGCAACCAATTCTAAGAAGTCATCTCTTCAAGAGGGGGAGAAGCGGCCAACGCTTACTCTCTACAAAGGTTCGTTATCAGCGATTCACATCCCGTATGTGCTCGGTCCTGAAGCAGACAAAGCCCTCAGAAAACATTTCAATACTTTGCTCCTTAACGAAGATACAACCCGACCAAGATTTGTTGTCCAAAGCAGACATCAACATCCACATCCAGTAGGCGCTTTCATGCGTGCGTACTTTGGTGATTTAGTTCACTATAAGTATGCTAAACATGGAATGGTTCTTGATATAGGAACCAGTCAGGTTCGCTTGACAAACCGGTTTGATGTGAATGGATGGAATCTGTCATGGAGAGTCCATTCAATGGCTCCAATCTTGTCTGGTCGTGATATAATGCGTGAAATGGCCAATGCCGACCGTATCCATGAATCCGACGGTACTCTACAGAATTCCTGTAGATGTACCGGAGGACAGTGGGTCAACCGTTGCTATTCTTGTCTCATTCCACAATTTGATCACACCATGTCGGTAGATAGTATCTACTATCCAGGAGTATTAGAAGAAATGATTGCCAATGGTCTCCGCGAAGACTATAAAGGCAGAGGTGCTTTGGGCTGGGTAGTCTTCAATGACTATGACAAGGCTCGAATCATACACGGGAGAGAAGGTTCTGCTCTTGATAAAGAAAGTAGTTATGTCATTAAAGGTGACAAGGTTATTTCCACCGTTGCAGGAAACCCAGCTCCTTATGAGCATGGGTTCTTGCGTACTGGGGGACATGATACCTGGCAATACCACATGTTCGCTAAAGATCGTGATGGTAAAGCCCACCAAGTTAATGTCATATTCGAAACAGTGGAAGAATTTCAGAATGGTGATGTTCCCTACAAGTTATGTAGGGTTTACATCATTAAACATTCCAAGTTAGTTGGGGTTAATGAGTTAGAGGGTGCTGGTGTTTCTGGCATTCCTACTTATTCATCTCAATGGTACAAGGAAACCATTCCGATTATCCCGAAGAACGAGATTTTACCCGTTACTAAGGATACCATTGGTTATCATCTAGCAGGAAATGTGACTGGCTTCACCAGACCTTCTAAGTCTGGTGATTTGTTAACAGACCTTATCTCAAAAGAAGAGAGACAACACAAAGATTTGGCTATTTGGCAAACTTTTGTTAATCAGTATGAGTACCATGTACTCAAACGTAATGAGAGGTTCTTTAATACAGTCGAGGAAATAGCAGGAAAGCAGACTGAGCTGGTGCACATGGAGATGTTAACATCTAAATGGTACACCTTAGGTTTGGCAACCTCACAAAAGGTAGTCACAGCCAAGCTCAGTCACGTGATCGATGCTTATCTGGCCATCGGTAATAAGAAAGTCACTTCTAGCGTGAAACAGGCGTGCATTCAGTTGCAACGTGCTGCACCAAAAGAGGAGTTGATGGATATTACAGATGCATTCTTGATAGCGCGTGTGATGCGCGCTCAAGAGGAAGTGCGTTACGATGAAGTTCTAAAACTGAGTAACGCAGGCAAGAAAGCTGAACTCCTTAAGTAAATCAACCCATGCAGCTCCGTAACGGGAGCTGCCCCTGGGTTGGGGTCAACCTACGCCACTTTGCTATCATCTTGTGTGACTATCGAAAGTCGATTAGACCCTGAGTTAAATCGGGGTATTAAAGACCCAAAGATACGAGCGCGAGATGAATATGCTGGTGATTTGCGTAAAGTACCCTGTACTAAGGGAGAAGATCACGTAGCGTGCGATCAGTTATTTCCACTCCTGAAGCACCCAAATTGGAGAACACCTACTGTGAAACACAACTGTCCACGAACAGTAACAGCTGCTTCTCTTCGAGCATGCTCTAACAAAGTTTCTATTGATAAGAACGTGTTGAAACCATTTAAAAGGTGGTTTAGAAACACTTTCATCAAGGAATTTTTGAAGTGTATGGATGAGGAAGAAGTTGTGGTTGACTTGGAACAATGGCTTAAGGGCGGCAGATATCCACAATCTTACCAAGATAAGTTGAGATATAGTGCTGGACCTGAGAAGGCAGATGATTCCATATCAACTTACTCATCTTTTCCTAAGATCGAGCAGCAGTTCACTACCGTGCCTCATGAGCTTAAAGAGACAGAGTTGAATGACGTAAAAGAAAGACAGATTTGTGGCCCAACTGACTTGAAGAAAATTTATGCAAATGCGTTTATCAATATCCTAGAAGGTATCGCACATAAATACTTCAAGCCTTATTGTGGTCGGCAAAACTGGATGGAAATATGTCAATCAATTGAGGACACAGTTAAAGGTATTCTAAATCCTATATTTGGGGAAGCAGACGGTAGCGGTTTCGATATGACACAGCTACAAGAGCTTAACAAGTTGATGAATGAACTACTAGTTGCTTGTGCTAAACATCCTAACGTAACTTGGAACGAGCCTTTAAATATCAGCAATTTCATTTCAGCACTTACTGAGTCGCTCACCCTCCGGGTAGAGTGTGACTATGGAAAACTGAAATATGAGGCTGATGGGCGCGCTTCTGGGGACGGCTGGACTACCTTTGGTAACACAATGCTAATGATTGCTTATTGGATGTATACGTACCATTTAGCAGGTATTTCCACTTATCTGCTTAAGGTTAAAGGGGATGATGTCATTATGGCACATTCAACGTATGATCAAGCGAAATTTAGCAGTGCTCAGAAGATAGTTTTCACCGATCGTAAGGATGAACATACTCATGGTTTAGCACAAATCTGTAAGAAGATAGCGTATGGAGATATATCAGAGCTATCTTTTCTTTCCAATCATTTCTTTTGGACTTCCAAAGACAAATTGAGAATGACCAGGATACCTGCCAGGGTAATACAAACCTTAAGCTGGACAACTAAGCTCCCACACTCTAAGAATGAGAATAAACTGGAGAACTCCAGGAGGGAACTTTTGTACAGTAAAGGTGCGTGTTTGATGGCATGGGGTAAAGGTCTTCCAATTTGGGAGGTTTTGGCCCAAAAGATGATGGACTTAGGCAGACCTGGTAGGCTTTCAGAATTCAACGAGTATGCTGACGGAGTTCGCACCTGGAACGGCAACGATGATAGGCTCTCATATTTAGCCTATCTAGAGAACAATTATGGCCTGTCCCCGAAAGAGGTTGAGGAGATCGAGAGAGCGATCTCTAATATTACCTCAATGAAAGGGGAAGTGTGGATGCCTGTTCTTGAAAAGTTGTATACATAAAACTTCTCTCAGTTCTGGAGTGATGGCACTGCCTCCAGACGATTAGTGCAACTGCTCAATTAGTTGAGTGGGCGTGTTTCATGGCTGTGAGTTTCTTGGAGGGGTTCTCAC